GTTTCACGTGAAACATTGGCAAACGCTTGACACAAAATGTTTCTATAGTGAATAATTAGGGTATTACGTCCCCAAACGGCATCCTGGGCGCAACCTTACAGCGACATGTATTGAATCACGGTGACACCGACAGAAAGTCAAAAGAGGGTTTTAAATGGAAGAAGTAGAGAATATTGTTGATACTGAAATCACTAATCCTGAAGTAAAAGAGCAAGAAGTTGCTCCTGATGACGATTTGCAAGCACCTGTGTTCAATAGGATACAAGTCGCAGATGTCGTTAAGAGGGAAAAACAAAAGGCTTATGAAAAAGGGAGATTAGCAGCTATGCAAGAATTACAAGCTCAGCAACAGCAACAACAAGACGCCCCACAACAGGCATCTAGCTTAGGTGGTATGGCGCAATTGTCACAAGCTGACATTGAGCGAATGATTCAAGAGCAAGCGACACGCGCAACTCAAGAGCACATACAAAGCCAACTTGCTGAATTAAAACAACAGCAAATGGTTAATAGTTTTGTTCAAAAGATGCAAGTGGCAGAACAACAATATCCAGGTTTAGAACAAGAACTTAATCAGCTCAATTATAATGACCCCAGAATCCATAGCTTTATTGGCATGGTCAATGACATGGAAAACACTGGCGACATTATGAAAGAAGTTTTGGATAATCCTCATAAGCTTTCACAAATCTTATCAGATATTCAAGACCAACCTTATTTAGCTCAAAAAAACTTGCAAAAGCTATCTGCAAGCATTAAGCAAAATATGGCTGCAAAAGCTGAAGAGGCTCAGGCTCGCGACCCCTACTCTCAACTAAAACCTTCACCTACGGCTGGAATGGACAATGGCTCTATGTCGGTGAGTGATTTTAGAAAAATGTTTAAAGGCTAAAAACTCGCTATTGTCCTTCCAGTTAAGAAGATTTTTTTAATTAACTGGAGTGACCAAAATGCCCGCTACACCTACTAACGTCTTACAAACCGTACAGACTTATCAAAAGGCTGAATTGGCTTGGCTATTAAATAGCTTTGTCGGTATCAGCATGTCTAACAAGAAGTTTAAAGACTTCAATACTACAGCTCCTAGCAACTTAGGCGACACTGTAACATTCGACACTACCCCACGTTTCACAGGTTACAATGGTCTTGTTATTACTCAACAGCCATCTGTTCAACGTGTACAATCATTAGTTTGCTCTCAAGCATCTAACGTAAGTGCTGGATATACCGACCAACAGTTCATCTTCAACGTGCGTGAATACATGGACAGATTTGGTATGGCAGCTATGAAAGAATTAGGCTCAAGAATTGAAGCTGACATTCTTAAAAACTTTGTGTCTGGCGTAACTGTTAATGACCCACAATCTGCTAATTTTGGTGTTCAACAATACAAATCAGGTCCATTCCGCTTTTATGGGGACGGAATCACTCCTATTAATAGTTTTACACAATTAGCGCAATCAGTGGCCAATTTTGAAGATTTTGGTGCAGCCACTCATAAAATGATGGCAATTTTACCAGTTGCAAACATCCCTGCGATTGTTGGCTCTGGTTTAAACCAATTTGCAATGGACCGAAACAATGAATTAGCACAAAGCTGGATGTTGGGCCGTTTCGCTAACTCTGACTGGTATGAGTCTAACTTATTACCTGTTCATGTTTCTGGTGCTATAGCTGAAGCTGCTGCTCCTGCTAACGTATTAACCGTTGTTTCTACCAATGACCCAACAGGCCAAAACGTAACAAGCATTAAGTTCTCCACTGACGCTTCTGTTGGTAACAGTGCTGATGCTATTAAAGCTGGTGACTTGTTCCAATTCAATGATGGCGTTGCTGGCAAACCAAACATGCGTTTCTTGACCTTTATCGGCCATCAACCATGTCAACAACCAGTACAGTTCCGCGCTATTGCTGACGCTGTAAGTGCTGGTAATGAAGTTACAGTACAAATCCAAACAATCAACGACGTTGGTTTAGTTTGGGCTGCTAACCAGAACCAAAACTTGAACAACGCTATCCAAGCTGGTATGACTGTTACTCCAGTGCCTTCACATCGTGCAGGTATCTTGATGTCTGGCGACCAGTTTTACTTAGCTATGCCACGCCTACCAGACGAATCTCCTTACACCACTGTTACCAGTATTGATGAAGATTCAGGTGCGTCAATTCGTCACTACTTCGGTTCTCAATTCGGTCTTAACAATCGTGCTTATGTACGTGACTGTATCTGGGGTTCAACCTTAGTTGCTGAAAACTCATTACGTTACTGTTTCCCATTATAAGCGTAGGGCGGTGAAAGCCGCCTCTTTAAACTTAAGAGGATAAAAATCATGACTGTTTACAAATCATACAATCAAGCTCTCTTCCCATACGCTTATGGCTTGGGATTAAGCAACAACGCTACTACTCCAAACACTAAATTAGATGTTGCAGTAGGTAGCATTTTAGATTCAAGCAAAACTTTTCAATTAAACTTAGATGTTGCTGTTACAATTGACGCAACTACAACTGGTTTAAACGGTTTGGATACTGGCTCTTTAGCTGCTAGCACCTTATATAATGTGTTCTTAGTTGCTGACCCACAATCTTACAATGTAACTGGCGCAATTATTTCTGCTTCAAGCATTCCAGTATTACCATATGGATATGGTGCTTATGCTTTAATCGGTTATGTTGCAACAGGCGCAGGTTCTACCTTCCTAAAAGGTTACTGGACTGATGATAAGTCAACCTGGCGTACATTTATGTATGACGCACCTCAAGCTACTGCAATTACTGCTGGTAACGCAACTTCTTACACTGCAATTGATTTAAGTGCTTTTGTTCCTGCCGTTGCAAGCACGCCTGTGTTTATTGATTCTGCATTAACACCAGCTGCTGCAAGTCAAACATTGAAGTTACAACCTGCAGGTGGCACTGGTGATGCAGTAACAATTACAGGTCAAGTGGCCGCTGTTGTTGTATCTAGCCAAAGTTTAGTCTTGGCTCAGCTTGCTTCAGGCGACCCTAAAGTTAGTTACAAAGTAAGCAATGGTGCTGCTGCTGCTGCAATCAATGTTGGCGGATATCAGTTCGCAATCTAATTTATAGGAGGCAGATATTATGGCGTATACAGCTCGAATGCTTATAACTCGTGCGTACTATCTGTCTCAGATAGTTAGTAGACAATTACAGACCGTCAGTGGTGAACAAATCGATGACGGTTTGTTTCTTCTTAATGCATTATTGCAGTTTAAATCAACGGATTTACGTGAAATCCCATATTTTAAGCGAGATGCAATAACGCTTGTTGCAGGCCAAGAAGAGTACTTTATACCAAAACTACTTTATGTAGATGCATTAACGTACAACATCGGGACTGTGCGTTACCCTATGCGACAATTAACCCGACACGAATTCTTTGATACAGGCCGAGTCGATAATATTCAATCTTTGCCTTTCTCCTACCGCCCAGAAAGAGAAAAAGGCGGCATGAGAATCTTTTTATACTTTTTACCGCAAGGCGATTATATTATGAAGCTGAGTGGTAAGTTTGGTCTTGATGAAGTAACGCTAGATACAGATTTGTCATTAGAATACGACCCATACTACATTGAATTTTTGCGTTATCAATTGGCTGAATACATTTGCTCCGATTACGGCGCAACATTCCCAGACGAATCCAAAGCGCAACTTCGGGCTATGGAATCAAAAATATTAGATGTTAGCCCCGCAGATTTGTCCATAAGCAAGACAACATTCTTCCCAGGAAGAAGTCCATTTGACTGGCAGGCTATAAATCTGAGCAAGGGATGGTTTCCATTTTAATCGGTTTGTACTAATATTTTACTATAAGAGAGTAATATGCCAGCACCTAATGCCATACAACAAATACAAGATGTGCCTCTCAAAATAGTAGGTGGCTCTAACTTTGGACGTTACCCAAAAATAAGTCAAGAACAAACCTGGAACTTCATCGTGAGTGATGACTTCCTTGTCCCCTATGCAGGATATGCGACGGCATTAATTTTGAATTCATCAGCAAAAGGAAGAGGTTTATATACAACCTTCAATGGCGAATTAATGGTTGCTGTAATTGGAAATAATTTTTATAAAATAACGCAAAATACAACAACTGGCCAACTGCAAGCATTTTCTAGGGGAACACTAGAAACTTACGATGGCGATGTCTATATTGCAGAAAACAACAATGCGCAAATTGTGGTAACAGATGGCGTTTTTGTTTATGTCTATAATTGGTCAACTGATGCGCCAATTACAAAAATACCTAATGGAACTGGTGTTGGTCAATATGATTACACTACATACAGTAACCCAGGGTATATCTCATTTCAAAATGGTCGATTTATCTTAGCCTGTCAGAATACTAATTATTGGATTCTGTCAGGGTTTAATGATGCATTTAAATGGCCAAAAGGTGCTTCTAATCCAGAACTTGTTGGCTCCATTCAAACTAAACCCACACGAACACAGGCAGCTATTCCTGTACCAGGCGGCGGAAATAACTTATTAGTCATGGGAACAAACGTCACAGAAAGCTGGCAAGACGTAGGCGCGGCATTATTTCCCTATCAGCGTGGCACAACTTATAATGTGGATTATGGCTGCTTAAATGCCTCCAGTGTTGCTGAGCTTGATAATTTAATTGTATGGCTTGCGGTCAATGAACAATCTGGGCCTGTCATCATGTATGCTACAGGCAGCCAAACCAAAATGATATCTACTGACGGTATATCATATGTTTTAGCAAATTTAACAAATCCAACAAACTGCACTGGTTTCTTGTTTAGGCAAGATGGCCACATGATTTATCAGTTTACATTTCCTGATGACAATATTAGTTATGCTTACGACTTTAATACAGGCTTATTCTTCAATGTTTCAGATGAAAAATTAAATTATCATATTGCCAGACAAGTTGTTTTATTTGGGAATGATTATTATTTTGTATCACTAAATGGTGGCGATATTTATCGTTTTGGCACGCAATACACAGACGCAATTTATGGAGTTGGTGAAGCTGCTAAACCCCATGAAATACCTCGGATTCGCATAACGCCCCCAGTCAGATTGCCTTCGCAACGATATTTTATTGCCAAAAGTCTAGGTTTTACCATTGAGAATGGACAAAAAAATATACGCACATTAATTCCAGTGCAATCAAATACACTTGGGCAAATATTAGCAACGGAGTCTTACGTTGAAATTACAACCGAATCTGGTAATCCCATCGGTGTTGAAGCAACTGTTAGTCAAACTGAGTATGTAGTAAACTATTCAGAAGCTGTAGACTTAAGCATTTCTCGTGATGGCGGCGAATCGTTTGGCTCTAGTTGGCGATTAAACATGAATCCTACTGGGCATCGCAAGTCACGTTTCATTTATCAGCGTTTAGGAATTGTAAATGATGCTACATTCCAGCTTCGATTCAGTGGCTTTGGCCGCTTTGTTTGCACTGATGGAATATTGGAGGTTTACCAATGACAACCGTAAGCGATAGAAATGTTACCCGCATACCAAACTTACATATGGGTGAAATGGTTGATAAGGAAGGTTATCCAACTGACGATGAGCTTACTTTTCGTCAAGTGCTAATAAGCAATTTACAAAGACTATTCGGCAGCGAGGGCGTCGTTTTGCCATCATTAACAACCGCTGATATATTGGTAATACAAAACAATGTAGATATACAAGGACGCAAGACTTGCGCATATGGCACAATGGTTTATGACACAACAGTAAACCAAGTAAAAGTTGCCATTAATATCGGCGGAAATCCTGTATTCAAAGTAATACCCTATACACCATAAGGACACATCATGGCACAAGATCAAATGTCAGACGAAGCATTAACAAAATTATTAAATATGTTCGGCATGGGAGCTGGTGCCGCAGGAATTGGTGGGGGCTTATATAACATTTTTGGACCTGGACCTGGGATTGCTAAGGAAGCTAACAAATATTTAAATCAAATACCTGGTGCTATGCAACCCTATTATCAACCTTATATTGGAGCAGGGCAAAACGCCCTAGGTCAACTAATGGGGCAATACGGACAACTCACAGGCTCTACAGGCGACGTTTACAATAAACTTGCTAGTGGATATCAACAAAGCCCAGGATTTCAATCAGCCCTTAAACAGGCACTTGGGGCCGCTGGAAATCAAGCGGCAGCGGGTGGCATGACAGGAACACCGCAAGCACAATTACAAGCAGCTGATGTTGCAGGTACTCTGTCACAACGAGATTTTGGCGACTACATGGATAGAATGCAAAATCTATATTCCACAGGACTTCAAGGCATGAGCGGCATTAATCTAATGGGTTTTGGAGCAAGTTCCGATTATGCAAACATGCTGGGTAGTTTATTGGGTCAGCAAGGACAATATGCGGCATTAGAAAAAGCTATGCGCAATCAACAACGTGGTCAAGGCATTGGTCAAGTAGCTGGCGGTATAGGCACTATGGCTGCCGGCCCATTAAGTCAATATTTTAATCAGCAAATGAATGCTGGTGGCAAAAAATCACAAGGTATGGACTGGGGTACTATGGCTGGATTACTTGGTGGTTTAGGCGGATTCATGTTAGGTGGCCCTGCTGGTGCTACGGCTGGTTATACAATGGGTAAGGGCGCAGGCTCTATGTTTGGAGGTTAAGATGGCTATAGGTTTCAATTTACCAGGTATTCCAAGTCAAATTAGAGGCACTGCCGAAGAAGCTGGCGCGGTACCTGATTTAGGCCAAGCGTTAATGCAGGGTTTCCGTAGTAATATTGAAAATATTCAAGGATACCCAAGACAACTAGCCCAACAATTATTAGCAAATCAACTTGCGAATAAAATTAAAGGTGTTGAAGCGCAATATGCTGAGCCGATGGCCAAAACCTCTTATGACCAAGCATTATTTAACTTATCAAGAGGCCGCCAATTATTGCCTTTAGAAATGCAAGCAAAGCAAGCTGAATTAGAATTATTGCCTTTTGAAAAGCAATTAAAACAAGCGCAAATGCAAGCCGCTATAGCTAAAGCACAAAAAGATGCTGGTATTGTCACAGGAGCACCTGAAGGCAATATTCCCATTTCCAGCGGAACCAGAAAAGAACATGAGGCTCAAATTTCTTCCATTGATGCAGTGAGAGAAGGCATTCAAGATTTAGCTTCCATGGTTAAACAGCAAGGTGCGCCTGGTTATTTAGAAAGATATGGAGATAGAAGAGCTGCTTTTGATGCCCAAGTCGGATTAATTACTGACTTGTTATCTAAATCACTTAAATTACCCGCGTTCGAAAGAGCTTTTAAAGGGGCAGAGGTCAATTTAACAAGAGGATTTAATGAAAGTGATGAGCATTACTTAAATAGAATTATTGGCTTATCTAATAAATTATTTAATGAACGTGATTATTTAATGAATCAAATTAAGTTCGGCATACCTGCAAAAGGAAAAGAAAAACTTGATGTTGAAAAACTTTCTACACCAGAAGAAACTTCCCAGAAAAATGCAAAACAACTTAATGACGCACAATTAATTGCTTTAAAAAAATATCGCATGCAACAAGGGGCTAAATAATGTTTAATCCTGCTGAATACGAACACATAAGCACTGAAGATTTAGATAAAGAAATTGCATCTAGAAAAGGGTTAAAGGGTGTAATTAGTGATATTGAAAGCACAATAACAGGATTTCCTAGCGCATTAAAATCTTTTGCAACTGAATTGCCAGGCGAAGCTTTAGCATCAGGAACTCAGTTGTTCCAGCAGCCAGGCAGATTCGCTAAAAATATTCTAGCGGGAATTGGTGGAGGTATAACTAGCCCTGCTCTATTGCCCGAAGTGGCAAGTAGATATGCCGCTGAAAAAGGACTTATAGAGCCACAAACAGCGCAAACAATATCAGAATATACGCCGCATATTGGCGAAAGATTAAAAGAAGTATTGGGTCTTCAAGAACAACAACCTGGCGATGTTTTGTTACAACAACTTACAGGTTTTGCAGCTAGCCCATTCAAATTTGCAAGCAGAGGCGCAGGGGCATTAGGTCGAACAGGCGCATTATCAGGCTATGCGGCAACGCAAGAACAAAATCCATTAGAAGCAGCTCTCATGGGTGGTTTGTTTGAAGGTGCTGGCCAAGCAGCAACAAAAATACCAGGACTTGCACCAAGTAGAATGTTGACTCCAAATATCCCAATGGAAAGATTGCAGCAGAATTTAGAAGCAGCTAGAGGCACTGAAACAAATTTAGGGCGTGTTATTGAAAACCCCTCTTTAGCTCGCACATACGAAAACCAATTATTTAATCAAAAATTTAGCGGTGTTCCTGCACAATTGCAAAAAGTTGGTCAACAAGTACAAACTAAAGCGCAAGATTTGATGTACAAGATCAGAGGCGATGTTGAATTTGATAATGCTGGAGATTATTTGTTGCAGGGCATTAAAACCGCTGAAAAAGATGTACAAAAACAAAAAGATGTTTTATTTAAAAAGTATAATGACTTAGTAGAAAAACAGGGTGTTACAACTAATCGACAAAACTTACGAGATAGAGCACAAAACATTTTAGATAAAATTGAACAAGATCCAGATTTGGCGGCATTTAGAGACCCTGGTGATTTAAAACTTTTAGAAAGAATCACCAAGCCAGGTGAAAAAAACGAATTTTCAATTAAAGAAACTGATTATTTATTAAGTGAATTAGGAAAATTGTCTAGCGATGCCTTCAGAAAAGGCGATTCTGTAAAAGCAGGAATCTACGGCGACTTAAGAAATGCGCTTGAGGATGACATTGAGCAAGCTACGGACAATGAAGACATTCATAAAGCAAGAACTGAAGCTCGTGATTTTTATCGTCGTGAAGTAGTTCCTTTTATGGATAAAGATATTACGAGGTTTACAAGAGGAAATGCTGACCCAGATACGTTATTGTCTTTCTTTGTAAGACGAAATCAACTTCATGAAAGACCAAATTTAGCTAGAAAGCTAATGTCAAAAATGGATGAAAACGGTCAGCGTGTAGTTCAATACACTTGGCTGTCGTCAGCGTTCAATGAAGATGGGACTATTAATCCTTCTAAATTAAGAAACTTATGGACAAAGCTTGGGCCGCAACAAAAAGAAGCTATTTTCCCAAACAAACTTATTCGCAAGGAGTTTGATAATTTTGCACGTTTAGTTGAGATGAATCCACAAGCTATGCAGGTGATGTTTAACCCTCCTACAGGCCAAAAATTAGCTGATATTTTATCCTCATTAAAAGGAAGCGGTATTGCCGCAACAGCAGGCGGAACATTGTTTGGCCCTCCAGGGGCGGCGATTGGCGCATTGACTGGAAGTGCAATTCCTGGATTAGCATCTCGTTTGATAACAAAACCTTTAACTTCTGAAGCCACTAGAACAAAATTAGTTGAAAAGATTATGAAAGAAGCTAAAAGGGCGGCTTCAGGCGAAAAAACCAAAGGTCAAAATTACGCTGAAAAACTTAGTAAAGTTTTAAAAAAATCTGCGCCTATGGAATTGATATTAACCAAAGATATTAATGAATAGTTGCAATTGTAAATTCACCGAACTAATAGCATAATGATGTAATAAAAAAAGGACTTAATATGGCAACACCGAACCCATTGTATTTCGCTTGCTTTCCTTTGCAAGAGTATTTTGTAAACAAAGATACAGGCTTCCCATTGGCTGGTGGCTATGTTGAGTTTTTTAGTGACCCAGCCTTTACTGTGCCAAAAGATGTTTATCAACAATCGTTAATTAATAATAATTATACCTATACAAATTTAGGCTCTGTATTAGTGCTTTCAAGCGTTGGAACATTTCAGGATAACAATGGCGATGATATCATCCCTTTTTTATATCCCTATAATACTGAAGGCGAAATTGAATTATATTTTGTAAGAGTATGGAGTGGCGACCCAAGTGTGCAAGGCTCTGTTTTGCAATTTACACGCCAAGGATGGCCACCAAATCTAATTCAAAGCACAAGCCCTAGCGATGTTTTTGAAAGCTCATTAAATTTATTTACTAATCCACAGTTTTCAATTGTTAATTTTAATAATACAACTGGGCAAACTTATTATGAAATCACTGTTGCAGGAGCTGGAAACTTTGAATTTGCGCCTGGTTGGTCAATTTATTATGCTGGGACTGGTAGTCTAAAAATTAGTCAGCAGCCTTTATCTGTAGATTGGCCTACAAACCCAAGTTATTATTTAGAAGTGATTAGTGATTCAACAGTTTTACCAATAACCTTAAGGCAACGATTAGATAAATCGCCGCGTGTTTTTGAAAACAACTATCTAAGTGTTGCTATGCTTGCTGCTTGCGCAAACAATATCGCAGAAGTTTTAACAATAGATTATGTCATCAATGGCGGCACATCAAAACAAGTTCTATCTCAAGCTGTTCCAAACAATTCTACTTTCGGTCTTTTAGCTGGCGTTGCTGGAGCACCTGTATTAATTGATGTAACAAACAATACAGCACCTGATACTGGATATGTGGAAATGCAAGTTTCTGTGCCATCAGGCCGCACTATGCGTTATACAAGCTTGTTTGGATGTACAGTTCAAAATGCAACATCTTTAGTGTCTGGTTCGCAATCTACTAATGCCCAGCAAACAAATGGTATGTTTTGGTACTATAAGCCACAGTTAGAATACAAGCCAATTCCTAGTTATACCTTAGGCTGGGATTTTGCGATGAATCCATTTCAGGCGCAAGGTACAGCAGGTGTAACTTATAATGTGACTGGCCCAGGTAAATCATTTTATGTTGCTGACCAAACTATTTTATTTCAAAGTGTTGTAAATAATACAACTGTTTCACAAGTTGATAATCGAGCATTAAAACTTGCTGTAGCGGGCACTGCAACATCTTTGGCATTGGTGCAATATTTAGGGCCAAATGAAGCGCAAGAATTGCTTAATAATCCTGTATGTTCACAATTAAGAGCTAAGGTAAGCACAGGTACTTTGAAAGGACAGATTCATCTGTATTATACAGTCGCTGCAAATTTACCAACTTTGGGCACTGACCTAACCGCAAACTGTTACAGTTTAGTCACGGCAGTTGATAATACTTCAGGCGCACCTTCTGTAGGTGGCGGTTCTTCTGGAACATGGATTGAGGTTACACGAGACACTTTGGGTGCTGCAAACTTTAGGCTTTCTAGCACTATGGCTAACTATGGCTTTGCAGGCTGGGATGAATCAGCGGTGGCGGGTATAAACAGTGCTACATATTTTGCAATTGTTGTTAGCTTTGCACAAATACCTGTTGGTTCTAGCGTAGAAGTTGAACATATTAGTTTACAAAAAGGCTATATTCCAACAGCCCCTGCTGCGATGAGTTTTGGTGAAACCTTGGCTGCGTTACAGCAATATTATGAAAAAAGTTATAACTACAACGTTGCTAAACAAACTGCAACAAATGTGGGTGCTGTAGTTTTTGGTCAATCTACAAATAGCACGCAAGACCAAATTGGCACAACAGCTTTTTACAAAACAATGAAAAGAGCCGCGCCTACTGCATCAACACCTCCAGCTGCTACAGATAATTTGAAAGTTTATTCTACTGTTGCACCTTTTACTGAAGGACAAATTTATGATGCGTCAACAGCAGGTAATAGAATTGTAAATTCTGTTTTTTCGGGGCAAAGTTCATTTTGGATAACTTTTGGAGCGCAAGCTGGTGGTCTTGGCAATACTTTAATTTATCAATGGGTTGCAGATGCGCGTTACGGCATACAAAACTAAGGAATCAACATGTCTACAAAATATAATGTAATACGAGATATTAACGGCAGTGTCACTGGAATTAATGGCTTTGGATTGCAGCCTAGTACAGATATTCAAAATGGTTTGCTCGCTGCAACTGTAGCGCAAAGTATAACTGTACCTGATAACTATCCAAAATGGATTGCAATTTTTAGCTACCAATCAGGTAAAAACGTATTTGTAGACGTTACTACAACTGCGGCTGTGCCTGTTGGTGCTTTTGGTTCTGCAACATCTTTATTAAATCCGCCTGCCTTACAAGTTAAAGCTGGTGATAGCATTAGTTTAATTACAAATGACGTTGGTGG